TCAAATCAAACTCTTTACCCTTATTTCCTTCTCAGCGCGTAAACTCCCGTCAGCCAATCCACAAATCAGCTTAAAGTACCCCAATTTTGTGCCAGCTTTCAAGGAACAACTTTCACTTGTCTGATTTGTAAACGTCACTAAATCAGTCATTCCTCCCGTTGCACTTGTCACGCTCCAAGTTGCTGACTGTATGGGAACTTGTTGACCATATTGAATCAGTGTTGTTGTCCATGTTTTGGTACGATTAATGATGATATCGGAATCACCATTAATGGTCAGTGTATTATTGCCTTGTCCTGTATCATCATCTGGTGATTCATACCTTCCTGCATCTGCAATTTCATTCTCCACATCATCAACCGCCTTATTAAACTGATCCTGTTTACACCATAGTCTAAGCAACCCTTTATGTGTCCTGTCTATTGCGTCGACTTGCCATGCGCTACCCATCTTGATGAATCGCTGCCCAACCTCAATTTGCAATGTCTCCTGATTTTCTTGCAACGTGACAAGAATCTTGCTGTTAGGTAAAGTCATAAATTGACCAGTTTCAGTGTCAAACACTTTCCCGTCTATGATTGTTGGAAACTCTTTGACCGTACCTTCAATGTTAAACTTAATTGGATAATCACAAACACGAATGATTCCCTTATATTTACCGTATCGTTGTCCATTAATCTCACTGATAATCAGCCAGTCCTCATCGTTGTAATGGACAATATCACCGCATTTGATTGGCGTAAGTGTCGCAAGCTTTTTATCATCAAAATCAATCGCAGCAGATGTTTGGTTAATTGGCGTGTTTGTGATTACTGCCTGGACAGGTTGATTGTTGACTGTAATCCATTGACCAAACGATTCAAGGATATATCGGAAATCATCTGGGTTTGGTTGGAATAGGTTAATCATGTATATCCCCCTTACTGATTAAAGAGCATAAAAAAACAGCCATTAGAGTTGGCTGCTTTAGATTCTTCGATCTTCATTTTGCGGATTTTGTTTTCTAATTGGTCAATTCGTGCCATAAGATTTTCATGAAATTGGCTTACTGTTTGGTCATCATGGGAGTAGTTCTTCATGAGTTGCGGTTGATTAGAGATTGATTCAAGTATAGAGAGTGCTGTTTCGTATATTTTTCTTGTTTGCGTCTTGTCACTTGGATTGTACGAATCGGAAACCATTAGGTCATTTTCGAGAAGATATACTGCTAACTCATCGGTTGAAAGTATTATCCCTTTGATTTCCATCTGTAGGCGTTCTTGATTGGTCATTATTTGTTTCCTCCTTAGTAATTAAATTAAAAAAGCTGCCGCACAGGGCAGTCATACTACTTTAATAAATTTAAAACACCATTCGGCAACTGATTTGCTTGGGCTAACATGGCTTGCGAAGATTGCATTAGAATATTTTGTTTTATCATTACCATCATTTCTTTCGCCATATCTATATCTCTTATACGGGATTCTGCTGCTGTAAGGTTTTCTGCGTAATTAGCTACGTTATTCATAGCATATTCCAGACGGTTTTGATAAGCTCCGAGTTTAGAACGTTCTGTTGAAATATAGTTAATGGCTTGCTCAATCTTTCGTAAAGAATCTTGAACATTTTTTTGAGAAGATAAGCTAATATCATCAATCTTGAGAGCTGCTGTCTGAGCATCATTTATAGCGATTGAATTAAATTGACCAGAATTTGGGCCAGTTTGGATTTTTATTAATGTATCCTCTATACTAATATCATATGTTGCGGGATTCCCAGTCAAATATTTTGCGTCGATAAGATATGAATCTCCAGTAAGAGTAAAATCACTAGCGGAAGTGACTATTACCGTATTTCCATAAACATACATTTCCATATTATGATTTTGAATAAGAGTATTTGCTGTCCCATATATTATTTCATTATTTTTCACCTTATAAAAATTCTTCTTCAATTCAAGTAGTGTCTCATTTATGTTACTTTTAATCTCTGTTGGAATCCAAACAGATGAACCAGAACTAAATTCAAATGTGGAATGATATGGAAAAGACCCAACTCCCCATCTTTCCCCTTGGGTTGGGTTCTGCCCAAAACCCCATACACCAATATAGGAACCTGTGATTCTAATTTTTCCTGATATTGATCCATCCAGTAATTTTACCCCATTAAATTCTGTATTTTTAGCAATGTTATCAATTTCTTTCTTTAACTCTTCAAATTCATCTTGTACACGTTTCCTATCGTCATCGGTATAAGTTCCATTTGCTGCTTGAACAGCCAACTCATTCATTCTTTGAAGAATATCATGAATACTCCCTAAAGCACCCTCAGCGGTCTGAATAAGTGATATTCCGTCTTGTATATTTCTCTTTGCTTGCTCTAACCCTCTTATCTGTGCCCTCATTTTTTCGGATATAGTTAATCCAGCAGCATCATCAGCAGCTTTATTAATTCGTAAGCCTGATGACAATTTTTCCAGACTGTTCGTCAATAATCTATTGTTATTTCTCAGTCTATTATTAGTGTTTAAAGCTGCTAAATTGTGGGAGATGATCATGAAACTCATCCTTACAAAAATAGTTCTGTTTACCTATTATATCGGTAACAATCCCCATTTTTGCAAGAGATATTTTTCTGTGTGTGAAAAATTGAGTATGCTCTAGCACATTTTATACCACTAGGGGTATCGCCTCATCAACCCAAAAAAGCAAGCATCATCTAATACTTGCTCATCCAAGATTCATGTTTATATAAACATTGTCAATCTCATCTTGCGTAATGCCAATGTACCGCATTGTCACACTAGGCGCAGAATGGTTGAAAATCTTTTGTAATATTGCAATGTCAACCCCCGATCTATACGCATGATAACCAAAAGTCTTCCTCAAAGTATGTGTACCAATATTGTCCTCAATCCCTACTGCTTTAGCTGCATCGTTTAATATCTGCCATGCCTGTTGCCTTGAAATGGCCTTATTCCCCTTGCGGCTGGCGAACAATGGTCTGTCTCTATCTCCATTGTAATCTTTTAAGTAGTCCATAATAGCTTTTTGTATCCTTTCACCAAATGGGAAACGTTTGTACTTGCCCGTTTTCTCTTCTTTAAGTTCATAATATTGCTTTGGCTTCCCCTTCTCATCAATTACATCGGATACCTTCATATTCAGGATATCTGAAATGCGTAAACCGCTATTGATTCCCAGAATGAAGAGAAGCAAATCCCGTTTATTACTTAACAATACTTTGACCATGGCTTTTATCTTCTTTTCGTCCCGAATCGGTTGTACCAGTTCCATTTTCGACACCTCACAGAAATATTACTATTTGTATATTATTATACGTTATGTAAAATTCACTGTGAAGTGTTTTAAAGTTACTTGGCCAATATTTTGGTTGAAACTTAGAACTACAAGGGATTTGACCATTTCGGTGAATCTTACAAAATTGTAATTGTGTAAGATTCGTTTATGAGTTTGGATGATGGTTGGATGATCTAGAGGAAGGGTAGGAATGCAAAAAAATTGATGGGCTATATGTAATTTTTAAATTTTTCAACTTACTTTTTATAAGTTATAACATGCAGGAAAAAGTTGAATATACCCCATACCGTATATTCCCCAATATATCCAACGATTATTTCCCGAATTTATTTCCCTAAATGTCAAATTTCTTATCCTCATCATCCACATTATTTCCCATTACATCATACCTCATATGAACGCCCTTTTAATCTCTCCATCTCCATCAAAACATCACTAGTATATGGACTATGTTCAAGAATACTTTGCAAACTAATAGCCCCCATGTCATTCAATGTTTTCAAATTCTCAATCGTTTCCCTTGCATTTTGTGGAGTCGCATAAGTAAACACGACATCGAGCGTATCAAACTCATCATCGCTAATTGTGACTCCCTGCAACGCTAACAGTCTCCTGATCTGCTCAAACCTCTGTTCTATTCCTTCCCGCATGATTCGTTCATTGTGGCTTGCTTTAATATCAGCCAAACTAAAAAGCAACTTAATGCTAACCTCTGACAGATTACTAATATCAGTCTTGTTTAATGATACTGCTGGCGTACTTGACACATCTAGCAATGATTGCAGTAGTGTTTTCCAAATGGTACTGAACCCATTCGCATCTAGTTCAGTTGTAACCATCTTAAAATCTGCTCCATCATCCAATTGTAGCCCTTGCCCCACCAGATTCGGATTAATGCCACTTCCCTTAATCTCTTGTCCAATGGCTACAGGAATAGGATTATGATGCTTATAAAATGAGTCACAAAACTTGCTGATTAAATCCTCCATGCTATCCAATATGCTTATCCAATCATGGATATCAGACCGCCCCACATTCTCATCCAATTCTGACCGATTCAAATACAAAATGGGCAATCCTGATAGATTAGCATACTCGCCAACCATCATTAATTGCCCACCTTCATTGTTCCATTGCTGTACCGTATGAGGATAATAAACCGTATAGTAACTGATTCCGTCAATATTGTAATGCTCCACGAATGACTTATAGTTGTTGTCATTATCAAAGAAAGGAAAACTATCTGCCGGATCAATGATTTTACTTCTTATTGCTCCCTGCTCATCAACGTACACATACTCCGCAGCCATTCCATATTTGACCACTTTGTCAAGAATATCATAATTGATTCTGTCATATTTGCCTTTTTTGTGTACCTTTTTAAACTCCCATACAGCTGATTCATCACCTGTGATTGTAATTGGATTTTTCAATAAATAATTGGTCTGAAATGACAGCAACGTTTTAGCATACTGTAACACTATCTTTCTTGGTTCGTATACTTTGCCGTTCCACATCTCATTAGGACGTTGAACGATTTTGTGTTTGCCAGATAAATACTCTTTTATATCCAAAATTTCATTAATCCGCTTTTGATTGTAGTATGATTTAACCTCATCAATAAACCATTCTTGACTTTTTTGCACAGTATCATCATCCTCCTAAACATAGCTAATCCCGGCTTTTAGCCCTTGCACAGCCAAGCCCAAACTCTGCACCAAGTCATCATGATTTCCTTGCCCTTTTTTGTTTCCCATTTTGCCATCAACCTCTTGATATATCTGCATTTGTTGGAGCGTCTCTTGGCAATGGATCAATATCAATCCCTTTTCAAATTGCTCTCGCAAATCTTCGACTAGGATTCCTTTTGTCACAGCCGTTTGCGTCCATCCCAGTTGTGGTTTCTTTTTGCCTGATTTCTGATCGAATATCTTTTGCTTATACAGGTTTAAATACTGCCTTTCCTTACGTAATCGTTCAAGCAATGGCAATCCAACATTATTCCGCTCAATGACCAAAAAGGCATAATTAAACCATAATCCAATCGCTTCAACCAGTTCGGCAAATATATAAACAGGTAAGTCATTCCGATAAAATGACGCTACCTGTTTATTCTCCCTATCAAATATCGAGATAGCAGAATAATCCTGTTTGCTCCCACTGGACACATCTATTCCTGCCACATATTGTTTTCCTGCTTTGGGCAAGTGGAAAATGTACAATCCTTTGTTTATGTACTGCTTTAATATCTCTGGCACTTCATCCATGATCATATCTGTTGGCAATGGCTCTGTTACAGCTTGCAGACGCTCTAATACTTTTCCTTGATCGAATACACTGGATCCGCTAAACTTAAACGCCTCAATTGGAAAACTTGGATACTCTTGCTGGAAGTCCTCCAACTTCATGCTTGATAATTTCCACCTACGCCACATAAGGAAACGTAAATTGCAACCAGCATCAAAAAGAACCTTCTCATCCTTTTCAAGCGTTCTTTCACGCAATCTATCGCCTTTATTTACCGATTTAAACCATTCTTCAGCTAGATCGTGTTCGTACTTGAATTGTTTCTCATACGCTTTAGCAAACCAGTTGTAAAAGAATGCCTTGTATCGGCTCTCGTCTGGATTCTTCCACGATTTCATAAAGAGTTCATAGTAGAAGTTACCTGTCCCATTAGCCGTTGATTCGATGACAATTTTACTTTCAGGGTTCCTTGCTAATGCTTGTTCAACACTAAGTAAAACCTTTTCTTGATCCTTTTTATAAAACGCCATCTCTGACAGCAACACAAATTGGAAAGTATTTCCACGGCCGATATCTTTTCCGTCACTGTTGGCAACGATGATTCTGCTGCCACTGTCAAATAGCAATTCGTTTCTATTGTCCCGCTTCACATCTGGAAACAGGTTCGGGAAACGATCTCTCGGCAGATTCGCATTGTATCCTTTCAAGCGTTCAAACAACGTGCTGGCAGACTCCATGTTATGGCTTACAATGACATAGTTTGTATTTGGATTCCTGACTGCTTGCCACAAGCAATACGCGAGCGCCGTGCTTGAAAAACCAATTTGTCTGCTCTTCAAAATTATGTTAAATTTCCCCATTTTCTCGATAAACTCTTGTTGTTCAGGATTCAATATAAAAGGTACAAGTTCCCCATCGTTGTTGACGATTTTAACCATATTCCGACAAAACAATGGAAAGTCATTCATGATTTTGTCTAGTTTCTTCTTTGTTGTCTCACTCATCTTCTTTTTTACAGTTTTAATCATCTAACCACCTCACTTAAAACAAAAAGCAGCCGAAACATCGGCTACCTTCCTATCTACAACTCCAACCCATCATCTTCTTCCTCCTCAACATCCTTAAACTGCAAAAACGCTTGTTTAGCATGCTCATTGATCTCCTTGTGCAAGGTCAACATCAACTTAATATTTTTTTCGTCTGCCGTTTGCTTGGCTTTAGTAGATACTTTGTCGTATACTTCCGCTAGGTCGTTTGCTACTCTTGACTGTAGATACAGTGCCACAAGGTCTTTATACTCTTTGGTGCGCTCCCACTGTATGTATGTGTTCATTGTCTTTTTGCCAACTAATCGCAAAAAATCCTCCTGACTTTTGGGAGGTTTTGTCTGATCGTATCTGATTCCAAACTTATACTTAAAGTATTCGCTGTAATCCCATCGGATGTTTTTTAATGCTTCGTATATGTTCATCTTTTCGCCACCTTCTAATTTAAATCAATCCGTTGACCTTTTAATTTCAACGCTCCTTTGGCCTCAATCGTGACATCATGTCCCATATTTAATGCGCTTCCAGACCAGTGCACAGCTTTTATTTGACCGCTGTTATCGATAGATATAGTCGAAACTCCGCTTGCTGAATCTACTGTAATACTGGCTTCTTGGTCGCTAAGGACTACTTTCTTGGTCTTACCGAGTCCAGCCGTTGCCGAGTTGTTGTACACGATAACAAAGTCTTGGTCTTGCTTGTATATCTTGACTTTTTCGGCATCTTCACTGGCTCCGCTGCCTGCTCCCCACTCCATGACAGGGAATGAGTTATAACCTGTGCCAATAAAATAGAAGTGAGGTTTTGCATCCTCAAACCAAATCGTTGTGTTGAAGTTGTTGATGTCTTCTTCCAAATCGTGTGATGAGATATGTTTTACTCCGTTGATATCTAGGACGATAAAATCAACACCAGCACCAACTCCTGCCGACGACAGCGTTTGGAAAATACCAATCATCTCTGCCCTATTATCCTGCTTAGGTGATTGAGTTAGCAACTTTGAAGCCTCTGCCATCCTAAAGCCATAGGCGCAATGGAGACTGGTGCTATCTCCATTAACTGTCATCGGTGTAAAGTTATTACCTGACCCAAAAAAGCTTAGTTGTGTCTTGCCATCTTGAGTAAATCCATAAACACCGATAGCAAGATAGTCCTCTTTATTCGTTTGCCAAACCGTTTTTGCCACTGTAATAACATTTTCTAGGCTATGGTCTTCCGCTTTAGCGATTTTGTCCAAAAAAGCATTACTTAGCTCCATGTCTCCACAGACAAAATAAAGAGTATTACCCACGACCCGAAACTTTGTGCAAGTCTTGTTTATTACTCGATATATCTTATCTCCACGGTTGATACTAATCGCTTTGTCGATTGCAATGATGTGTTGATTTTCATTTGACACAGAAAGGGCTAGGCTCATGTTTTATCCCTCCGTTTTGTAGTTTTCGATGTATTCTCGATACTTGCAAACCTTTTCTCGTGACAATAGTTTGCCTCTTTCGTAGTCTGACAAGGTTGAGATTGCACAACCGATATGCTCGGCAATCTCTTTTAGCTTAATTCCTTTTCGCTTCCTGATTGCTCTGTATATGTCCCGTTGCGTCAGTTCCATGTTTATCCCCCTGTTATTCGTAAAATTTCGCAAAAAAATAAAGGGCAGGAAATAATAACCCACCCTTATGGTTATGTATCAAACTGTAATCTTAAGAGAAGCCGCTGATTTACTGTTGAGCAGTTTTGCCCCCAGTTGCGTTTGTAAAAATACAGCCTGCTTAGAACCAGATACAGGTTCAGGCTTGGCTTGGAAAGGAATCAATGTAGCCAGTTCTAGAAAATCTGGATTTACGATAAGCAAATCATTCCGATCCATCATCGGCACATCAATGAAAGTAATGTCACCGAATGCGGAACTGTATACATTCGTGTCAAAACCTAGTTGCTGGTCACGTCCAAGCAAAGTGACGACTCCAAGTTTATTGATCTCATTTTTCATATATGCCGAGCAGAAAGCAATCATATTGTAGGATACTCCGGCATCATAAATTTTGGAAAGTGTTTCCTCTAGTTTTGTCGCTGAAAGTGCTGTATCGGTCACTTTATTGTTAGCATGGATTTGGTTAAAGATACCAGCAGTTTCATATTTACCGCCAGCATATACCTTTGTACCGTAAAGCAGTTTAACTTCAATTCGCCGTTTTATCGCTTCTGTTTTCATGGCGATGTCTTTGGCTAGCAGGTCAGCAATGCCAACGGCATTAGACGCTTGAGCCGTATCGCTCACAAGTGCCTGCGCTGCGAATAGTTCTAGGTAATTTTCCATCAACCCAGAGTCATCTTTTTGGTGTGCTGGTGCATCTCCACCTTCGGGAATACTGGTTGCGCTGGATTCATTGATTGTTTCCTCAATCCAAGAGACTACGGGAGATTGTGCATCAACCTCTTTTGACATCATAAATGTTGTAAATGGTGTTGCTTTTGGATTTGCTAAAATGATCTCGTTTTTTAGGTCAAGTACCTGACCAGTTACAAAATCTTGGGTAGTAAACATAAATATCAATCTCCTTTAAATTTTTGATTTATATTAAAAAAGACATAATTATTAGCCAAACAGCTTGGCCTTAATCATGTCTTTAACATTTCCTTGTGATTTTGCTTGAGTGTATTTGTCTTGTTGCTTATGATCGGTAGGGATAAACCCTGTCGGGACTCTGCGCTTATTGAGCAACTCTTGGAAAGTCTTAATCATTTCAGTCAATTGTTCAACGTTGTCTGGTTTGAAAAAGTCTTTAAACTCATGCAGGTTAGCGGCTTTTAATTCAAGTTCGATTTCCTTTTCAAAAAGTGCTTTCTGCTTCTGTTCAATCTCAATTTCATGTTCAGTTTTAACTTTCGGCTTGAATTGCTCTAATTCAGCCATCTGTACTTTTAGTGCCTCGATCTCTGTCTGTAAGCCCTCTACAACCGCTTGGTGTTCGGATAGGGTAATCATATCTACATTCTTCTTTGGCGGCTTCTTGGGCTGTTTCTGTTCGTCTGGTGCAGTGTCAACAATATCCCCCTCCACTTCTAGTGATTTTTGTTCCTCTTGCTGCTCTGTAACTCTTGTATCGTCCATTAAGATGACCTCCTTTTAAGTGATGGTATATAAAAAGCCCACTGCAATAGATAGCAGGCTAATTACGATGTTTTATCAAAATATTACGGATAAAAAAGAAGACGAGAGAGGATTCCCGTCTTCTTCAATCAAGAAATGAGAGGATGTACAATATGTCTAAACTATAACACCGAAATGCTGTAGGGGGTGACAGCAGCCACCAACAACAATCCAAGTCAAAGGAGAGATAAAAATATCTTGGATTGTTCTTGCTAACCACCTGATTTTAGTACTATGATATATTTGGATTCTATTTGCCTTAAGCAAAAAACAAAAAAAGAATGGAGTACATTACAATTGATGCACTCCTTAAAAGCACTATACAGAGAAGAATTAAGTCGTGTATATACTCTTCCCTATACCGCAATTTACATTTTTAATAAAAAATTGCAAAAACCATTGATACTTATATATTTATTTGTTACGATTATTTTTTGTACGTTATAAAGATAGGGGTTAATCCTAATATTTCTAACGGTTTTATTCAGTTCTAACTGCGTTCCTCCATCTCCTCTTTCTCTCTTGTGCTTGCTTCTTCTTGCACTCATTACAGGTTTCTTTCTTACCTTTTAGCATCTTGCGCTTTCCACAGCACTTGCACAGCTTCCATCCATCTTCAAATTTCTTTGTAACATTCGTTTCAAGGTTGCTTACAATCACATCTCCATAAGCATCCCATAACAAGCGTTTTTTGCTGCTCTTTTTTTGTTCGTATAGATATTTTACCAACACATCCACCACAATATTTGTATCTGGTTCTATCTCACCCATCATCTTGATGAGTTCATTAGCGAGGTATTTGATATTGCTGTTCTTTTTTCTTCCTTTGGTGTCATTTCTTCTCTTCCACTGAGACTTTGCAAACTTTGTATACACGACAACAATATCATCTCTTATTTCAATATTTTTATCCCTCATCATTTTACGATAATCTATTTTGCCTACAGTTTTACCAATTGTCTCATGCTTCCCTTTTGTTTCATCTAAAACGTCCATAATCAGATTGTACAAGCGGTCTACTGTTCCATTGCCAATTGCTTCACACTCTGACTTCTGTTTGTCCTTAGCATAGATAAAGAAGTGAGGAAGTTTTCTGGCACGCTTCTTGTGTTTCAACTCTCCTTTTTCGTTCACAAATCGCTCAAATACACTTAGTGCCATAGAAATTTGAGATTCAGCCTCTTTAGTTCTTGTTGGATTCCAGCAGGTTTTCGCGTAGTCTATGTATGCGTTGTTCTCAAACACTAGTAGACGAATCGCATCCAGGTCTGGATTATCACTCGCCCAAATCTTCGCAATGTCATTGCTGACCAACCCAATGTTAACTTTGAAAGCATTCTTTAATCCAGTCACTCTACTGTCTTCATTAACAGGTTTGTCTTCTGCCTTTTGCAACTCGTAATACAGCGGCCTAATACCTTGCATATTTCTCTTGGCAATCTCAACGAATCGTTGTTCTGACACACATAAAAGAATATCCCCATCTACATCGAACTGAAGAATACGGCTGATCAAATCCTGCGTTGATGTGTAAACGCAATTCGATATAAACCATTTGTCCGTCGAACGATTTTTTATGTTTTTCCTTATTGCATGTTCTCTAAACAATGAAGGTGATCGCAAAATATCAATCTCAATGTCCTTCTTAAATCTTCTGCAACTAACCTTCCCATTCGAAAGTAATCCTTTAGGATTCTTCTCTCTTTTTATCAACCACTCACAAAAAGCGTACCAGTCAGGAGATACGAATGCATACTCTGATTCAATGTAAAGTTTCCCATACAATGCTTTCTTAATCATTGAATCTCTTGCATCTCTTATTTTCTGCTTACTATAAGGATCGTTCAACATTTCTGGATAGATAGCAATAGCTCTCTTCAAGGCATCTTTACCGCCATCCTCATCTATCCCAAGTGCCTGAATCGTAATATTCCTATCGTGCCCAATTTTCTTGATTTTCTCGATTGTCTTTGATGCAACGTACTTTAATTCATCGTCTGACATTTTCAGACTCTGCAAAAACTGATAGCCTAAGCGCTTACTCTTTTCCTCTGGCTCACTTTGGCATTTTGCAAACTTGCAATTATATTCCTTATGTAAAGTTTTATAGTGCTCCCAATTGTTATAGTATCTCCACATTTTAAACTGGGATTTACAAAAAACGTATTTGATCCCTTCGGCAATTAAGTCTCTAGTATCTCCCCAAACATCTTTAACCTTAGAGTTACCGCTTGGATTGATTTTCTTGTCCTTGATAAACATATCAAATCTAAATGGAACCATTAAGCCTTTAAACCATCCACCCCTAATCTGGAAGGCTTCATACTCTTTTTCATCGGGAATATACATTCCTGCACCGTCTGTATGGCAAATTGGAATACCCATATACTGATCACGTAAAATTTTATAATTGCTCTCTGGATTTTTGTCAGAGTACTGTATGTAATCTACATTTCCAAAGACTTCAAACTCCATATCATCTACAACTATTGCCTTGTCTAGATCAATATCCCATTCAATCGATGCTGAATTGTTAAGAGCGGTATAGGCCATCAATTTATTACTATTTATCCCGCCTTTGGCATTTATCATTTCATCTGTAAGTCCAACTCTAAACGTCATTTCCACTTGTTCAAACTTTTTCTTACGAACAGCCATGATTGTTTTGTCCCTGATCTGTCCTGCTGATGCCGTATAAAATATGAACTCTTCACCATCAACAAATAGAAAGCCATTTTTCATGATCGAATCAAGTATTGCATAATGATATATACGAATTGTCAATACATCTAAGGATAAATCACTAGGTTCACTCCCTGAACCCGTCCTAATTCCCATAACACGACTAAAATTAGATTCAAATGATGATATGATGTTCTTGTCAACCAAAACTTCCGGTCTAATTCTTCTAATCAGTTTTTCATTTTCTTTCAACAACTTCTTAAGATTTTCTTTTGATATCTTCCTTAATCTTTTGCAGCGTTCAATTCTTAAATCCGTTTTCGCCTTTTCTAATTTTTCGCGCATTATCATGTATCTTTTATGATTTTTTAATTCCTCTTCAGTAAAAAGTGCTGTTGAATCAATGCTATATATATGAAATTGATTTTTTAGATTATCTGACTTCATGCAATCTCTCCTTTAGAAATTACAATGTAAATTTAAAATAAAAAAATAAAACAACAAACACATATGTACGATTTCTGATTCCAATTCGCGTCATAAGCGTGAGCGTTGGGCGAATTGAAAGACTGGATATATAACTGGGTATATTATTGGGTCTATTATTGGGTCTATTATGGATATATATTAACTCTTATTAGCGGCCACTTTATACGGTATGTTTTTTCGAGTTAATGGGAAGTAACTATGTAGTAAACTGTATTAAATGTTTCATTAATGGGAAGAAATTTTAAACAAACGGAAAATATGACCCTAGATAGAATTGAACTTTTTACGTTTGATTTCATTTTTATTGAACAATCAAACGACTGCTTTTAATAACCTATCGTACAACTTTTCTATCCTGTCAATCTCTACTGAGTATTTATTGTGGTACCTGTCGAGAGTGTATCTATAGACATTGTTCTCATCATAAATCTCTATCCCCTCCACTTCGAATGTATCGATTTTAATGAACTTCTCATTATGAAGCAGTTTGTTGTATTTCTTAACTGTTGTTTGGGTAATGCCAATATCGGCAGCTATCGTATCAATCGAAGGGTACGCCCACAAACCATCAACACTGCCTCTATATATGTAACTTTCATAGTAATACAGTAACCTGAAGCCTATATGTCCGATTTTTTGCAAAATCACTCTGTGCAAATATGTAATTGGCAGTTGCGTCCACTTACCTTCTTTACTTGGATTGACCTTGTTCTTGTTCATCCGAATCGCCAACATGGACTTACGTGGCAATCGTTCAATCTGATCAAGGATGTACCCTTGCTCGAATAAGTTTTTTAAAGCGCTCTTGAATGTACGATTCTCTTTTATACATAGATCGTTCATCACTTTTGAGTAGTCAAATGTTATTGTGTCTGGTCTATGGAGTAGGGAATGGATCTGGATTAACTTAGCCAATACTACGAATGCGGTGCTCTCCAAGTTAGGATTGCGGACAATAGCATTTGGGATTTGGATCTTAAACGTCAATTGATTATTCTCCTTTTGAAATAAATTACCAAAACAACTATCCAAACATGAGAAGGTAGTCCACCCATGCATTGGAATTGATACCAATGTATTTTTATGATCGGAGACAAAGAGCCGCTAATTCTTTGCCTCATCAGGATCAGATTTGTCTCTCCTGCTCCCGTTTTTCCTTCTCTAACTTCTTCCTTGTCTCTTCCTCTCTTTTTCTAGTTGCTTCATGTTGAAAGTTAAACTTCTTGCCATACTTAACGTAACTATTCATTCCATCACCTCCTCTCAAGTTTTATCATATACCCAGTTTGCAAAAAATGAGGGGGGTTTAATTTCATGCAAACCTTTCGACAAAATTCGCGCCACCTCACTTTCTCCAACTTTACTACTTGACAATGACCCCAAAACCGAAGATAATATAGTTATCAAAAGAATGTTAATATGACCTAGTAATGTCTATATGGATTTTTAGGGTTCATTTCCAATAATATCACCTCTACTTCCTCTATGTCAATAGAGTTATTTTTGTTTGTACGACTTGTTTCCCGTCCTCAAGCGTGGGCTATTTAATGTGTTAAGCTTAGTGGTATACTTAAAAAGTAGGGAAGGAGGGAAGATCCTTCCCTATGTAATTAGTGGACTCATTAGCGTTCTTTATCTTGTGAGGGTTCGGACGCTATTGGGTCTTTTTTGTTTTGCTTCTTTTTGCATCGAACAACTGTTGTAAAGATTGCAACTGAACGTAAGGGAGTGCTAATACAGGCTCCCTTATAAGTCAATTTGGTTATATGCCGTAGCAAGAACCTCTGCTTCTTCACTCATCAACCAAGCCTCGTACTCTTGGATTTCTTTTTCGTGACTCATCAGGCAACTACACTCTCCTCGATCAAATCATACCCACACTCAAATTCCTCTTCAGCGTCCCAGTCCCAGCTACCACGCTCGTAGTATTGTACGATTCCTTCTTGGACTCTGACTGGTGATTTGTATACAAATCCACTAGCTGCTATCACATCGCGCAGATCATCAATGCTGGCAATCGCATACATCGGATATTGTTTTGCTTCCTCTTCGCTCTCAGTAAGTCCAGATTTGCAAGTGTTGCGTGCCTCATCAAAGTCGTAATAGTAGATGTACACAGTTGGTACTTCCTGTTGCTCCTTTTCGTTATGACTGCCGTTTATCAGTGACTCACGCTTGGCACGTAACTGGTTGATCTCATCCATGATTTTAGCCCTGCGCTCAGAGTTGGTTGTCTTGTCGCTAAACTCTTTTGCAAGTGCGATGTGACTCAATGTGATTTGCTCCAACTCGGCATGTAAGGCATCATCTTGCCAGATGCGGAGTGCGAGACTTTTGTTTTCGGCTTGATCCTGCTTTGCAACTAAATCCTCTACATTATCAGTACCAACTGTCTTTGGTTCCATTACCTTAAACCACAGGACATCAAGAGTGTTAGTATCAGGTCTGACATTGACGTTTACACCTTTAAACTTGACATACAGTCCAGTATGATCTTCACGCAGTACACGGTCATAGAAACGACCAGCTACGTAAACACGGACTTTTTTGCCGATCATTGCGCTCACTTGAAATCGGTGACGTTGGGACAGGTTCATGGTTATTGGCCTCCTTATAGCTTAAAATGGCAATAGGAAAGTAGGGGAAATAATGGATATTTCCGTTGGTGGGTGGTATTATATTGTTATACGATTAATCGTATAATTCTTGGTTCTTATGTTATACGCTCAAACGTATAATGTCAACTATCTTTTTGAAAGGAATGTAAAAATGCAAACTATAAAACTAAAGTTGAAACTAGATGAGGTACTCAAGGAGAGAGGAATCAGTCAGAATAAGTTGTCAAAAATGATTGGGGTAAGACAGGCGACAATTTCTGATTTGTGTCGCAATGCGAGAAGTGATTTTAGCATCCCGATCATTGAGAAAATAGCCCAAGTTCTGCAAATCACGAATATCACTGAGTTAATGCAATTTGAAGTTGTAAGTGAGGAAAATGAATTGATAAAAGACAATGACCGCCTATGAGCGGTCATCAGATTTTTACTGTCTGCAATATTCTGCAATTTTGTCGGGGATTCGGGGATATTTAAATCACGCTATCATATAACCTTCTCATTGCCTTTAATGTGTTCATATGATCCTCTTTGTTGTTTGTAAACGTGATAATTACATGAAAACCATCTGTTGTTTTTTCACATTCTGCGGTAACTGTCCCATCTTCATTTCTTTTGTATATATATTTGTTTTCTCCTAGATAAAAACTACCCATTTTTTCCCTCTCTGATGTCAT